GACACGCGGATGGCGAAATGCGGCTACAGCGTCGTCACCGGCGCGGCGATCGCGCTGTCCGCAGCGACCGCGAAGAGCATCATCGGTGTGATGGCGGGCGCGTCGTTCGGGATCGACCTGCAGAAGTACCGGATCTCGTTCGACGGGGACGCGGTCGCGGTGCCGGTGCTGGTCGAACTGTGCCAGGCGACGTTCGCGACGAACGCGCCCGGCACGAACTCGACGTCACTGACCCCGGTGCAGTCCTACGGCCGGGCGATCGCGCACGGTGTGACCGCGGCGTCGAACTGGACGTCTGAGCCGACGGTGCTAACCGTCATCGACGAGCAGCTGCTCACGCCGAACAGCGGTCTCGAGGTGTACGACTTCCCGCTCGGGAACACCCCGGATTCGGCGGTGTCGACCGGGTTCGTGCTGCGGTTGACCGCACCGGCGACGGTGAACGCCCGCGCGACGTTGAAGTGGGAGCGCTGCTAACCCTCTCAAGCCAGGTAGGGGGTTCGCGTGGCGCGTCTTGGTAGGGGCCGGCCGAACCGTCCGCTGATCGTCCGCGCGCCTGTCACACCGACGTCGGACTCTGGTGTCCTCGCGGTGTCGGCTGGCACTGCGGTCGCGGTGTCCGGCGAGAAGGTCGTGTCGGGCAGCTTCGTCGTCGCCGCGGCTGGCAGCGTCGCTGAGGCTGGCAAGAAGCGCAGCACCGGTGTTCTTGCTGTGGCCGCGGCTGGCAGCGTCGCTGAGGCTGGCAAGAAGCGCAGCACCGGTGTTCTTGCTGTGGCCGCGGCTGGCAGCGTCGCTGAGGCTGGCAAGAAGCGCAGCACCGGTGTTCTTGCTGTGGCCGCGGCTGGCAGCGTCGCTGAGGCTGGCAAGAAGGTGGCCAGCGGCGCGGTTGTGGTTGCCGGCCGCGCCGCCGCCGCCGCCGCAGGGTCGAAGACGGGTGCTGGCGCGTTGCACGCGGGCGCGAATGTTGCGGGCGCGGCGGCTGGCACGAAATCGACGGGCGACGGTTTCGCGGTCGGCGTGCAGGCGTCGCCGAGTCTAGGCTCGGGGAACGTCGTCAACGCCGTGCTGGCGGTCGCCGCATCGGTCGGGAGTGCGTTCGTCGGCGCGAAGCGCGCTACCGGCGCGTTTTCGGTAGCTGTGGGGTCTGTCCTCGCCGCGGGGGTCCGCAAGCTGACTGCCGGCCTGTTGGATGTCGCGGCTGGGGCGGCAACAGCCGCCGGGGGGGAGCATGTCGCGCCGGGCGGTTTCGACGTCGCAGCGGCCGGCACGACGGGGACCGCGGGGCAGCCGACCCGCACGGGTGCCGTCGATGTCGTGTCGGATCCGGCGCTGGCTGCCGCGGCGCAGCGCACAACCGGCGGCGCGTTCGACGTCGCCGCGGTCGACACAACGTTGGCGTCGACCACGAACGCCACTACCGGTGGCGTGATCCACGTGCGGGCGACGGTCGGCGCAGTGTTCACCGCAGCACGCACCGCCCTCAGCTCGTTCCGGCCGGTGACCGAAGCCGTGCTGGCGCACACCGCGCGGCATGAAACGTCCGGCCCGCTCGACGTCCGCACCGCGTCGGCGGCCGGCGCGGCCGGCGCGCGGACGTCGGTGGGCAGCTTCGACCCGGTGGTGAGCGGGAAACCAGCTTCTGCTGCATCCCGGTCGGTCGCGGGCGCGTTCCGCACCGCCTGGCGGTCACTCGTCGCCCTGTTCAGCGGCTACACCCCGCCGGCGACGTCGACGTACGAGCTCGGCACACCGATCGACCGGTACTCCGTCGGTGATGCGACGCCGCGCTACGCCATGACGGGCGCGCCGAACGACCGCTACCGCATCGATGCACCTTAGGGACGGGAGGCGGCCCGTGTACTCGATCTCCGGGCTTTCGACCGTCACCATCCCGTTCCCGTTCACGTGGCTCGTCGACGGTGTTGCAACCGACCCGGTGTCGCTGCTACTGGAGTGGGCGTTCAAGCTCGACGACCGGACGAAACCCGGCTCGAGTGACTGGCATCCCGGCACGTGGGAGACGTGGTCGGTTGCGGTCGGCACCCCATACCGGGCGGTCACTCCGACGATCGGCCCGGGCGGCCTCATCACGAATCTGACGGCGCGGCCGCAGCCGTACTGGGCGTGGCCGAGGGTGACTGCGGCATCCGACAACATCTGGACACCTGCGTCGCCCATCCCGTTCAAAGTCATCTGAGCTCGAGGAGCCTGCCGTGGGACTGACAACCGAAGCCGAGAACAGCCTCGCCGGCGACACCGGCACGCTGATGGCGTACCTGAGCTTGCTGCAAGCCGGCACGTTGCAGGCGTCAGCGTCGTCCGGGCAGCCCGTGATCAGCCTCGACCTGAATGTCGCCGTGGGCGACACGATCAAGTTCTACAGCGGTGTGACGCTGCAGGAGACACACACCGTCTCGTCGGTCACCGGTACCGGGCCGTACTCAGTCACGCTGGACGCGAACCTGGCCAACACCTACGGCAGCGGTGTGCTCGTCTCGATCGTGCCGAAGTCATCGGCGAGCGCCGGTGTGCACGAGGTGGCCGGGATCACCCGCGTCGCCGCAGCATGGGGCGCCGCGGCCGGTGGTGTGATCAACCTGACCGGCACCCCGGTGAACATCACGGTCGGCGCCGGTGCGAAGGTCGGCGCGATCGCCGCGTACTCGGCGTTGACCGCCGGCACGCTCGAGGCGTCGGAGTCGGTCCCGCCTGAGTCGTTCACCAGCGCCGGCACGTTCGCCGTGTCATCCGGCTCGTCCACGGTCACGACGACCGTCTAGGTGATGTCGTGAGCACCGAAGAGGCCGGCACCGATCTCGCGACCAGCGAAAGCATCGGTGTCGTCGTCGAGGTGCGGTTCGAGGACGGTGTGGAGGTCCGCTACATCCGCCGCCACAAGGACGGCAAGACGCTGCGCTACACGCAGCGCAGGGACGGCAGTTGGGGTGTCCCTGCCCGCAACCCGAAGTTCACCGCGAAGCGGCTGACGAACGCGAAGCCGTCGCAGATTTGGGACGAGCTCAAGCAGGCATGCCCGTGGCTGTACGACGTCGACCAGCAGTCGGTTGACCGGTTCCTTGATGCGGAGTCGCGGCGCCGCTCGCTGACGAACCGGCTCCGGCAGATGACTGATGAGGGTATGCCGCTTGAGGACATCCCGACCCGGTTCTGGAACGCGGTGCGCGACGCTGAGGTGAACAGCGCGAAGTTCGCCCAAGACCTCGGGTTGGACCCGACCGGCCGGCAGAAGCTGCTGAAAGACGCCGCGTGGGCGAAGCGGCTCGCCACCGAATCGGTGACGCAGATCGCTGACCGCGGACGCCGGCTCCGCGCGATCGAGGAATAGGCCGCAGGGTGGACGCCCTGGACGTGATGTACGGGCTCGTGCTGGAGAACGGCAAGGAGTGGGGCGTTGTCGCGGCCACGTTCCAACGTGCCGACGCCGATGCGATCTTCGCTGAGAACGGGCCCCGGTTGCATTTCCTGACCCGCGGCCGCGGCGGGTCGAAGACGACCGACGTCGCCGGTGTGTGTATCGCGTGGCTGCTCGCTGAGGCGCCGCCGCTGGCCAACGCCTACGTCGTCGCGGCGAACACCGAGCAGGCGACGATCCTGATCGACGCGATGACGGCGCTCATCGGGGCGACCCCCGGCTTGGATGAGGCGCTGACCGTCGAAGCCGAGCGGATCCGCGGTGCGAACGGCGCGACGGTGCGTGTCATGGCCCAGTCGGACTCCGGGTCGTGGGGCCGGCGCGACACGCACCTGCTGATCCTCGACGAGTTCGCGCAGTGGCCGGAAACACGCGGTGCGAAACGCGTCTATCAGGCGGTGCGGACCACCGTGCAGAAGACACCGGGCTGCCGGCTGATCATCCTCACCAGCGCCGGTGAGCCTTCGCATTGGTCGCACGGCATCCTGGAGATGGCGAAGGAAGACAGCGGCTGGCGCGTGTATGAGGCGCCCGGGCCGGTGCCGTGGCAGTCGAAAGCCGAGATCGAGCGGCTGCGCCGCGAGTTCGCGAAGACCGACCCGAGCGCTTTCGACCGGCTCGTGCTGAACAAGTGGACCGAGGCTGAGGACCGCGCGATCCGCGTCGAGGACTACGACGCGGCGAAGGGCCGGCCGAGCCGCGGGCCGATCCCCGACGTGAAGTACCTGATCCTCGTCGACATCGGTATCCGCAACGACGCGACAGTGATGACGATCGCGCACGCCGAGCCGCTCGATGCGGAGAACCCTCGCGGCGCGAAGCGGCTCATTGTCGACCACATCGAACGTTGGAAAGGCACCCGCAGCAAGCCGGTGCAGATCCAAGCGGTTGAGGACTGGCTGGCACGGACCGCCCCGAAGTGGAACCGGGCGACGGTGTACGGCGACCCGACACAGTTCGTCGGCGCGATGCAGAACCTGAACCGGCGCGGTGTGCGTGCTGTGGAGTTCCCGTTCACCACCACGAGCGTCGGGCAGGTCGCGGCCGCGCTCGTCATGGCGTTCCGGAACCGGCAGATCACAGTCCCGCACACCCCGGCGCTGCGTGAAGAGCTCCTGCGGGTGCGGTTGCGTGAGACGACCCCAGGCGTGACCCGGCTCGACCATGACCCGAACGGCCACGACGACCAGGCGGTCACGATCGGCATGGCCGCGCACATCCTGCTCGCCGGCTCCTACAGCCACGGCGAGGCGTTCCTTGAGTACCTGCGCAAAGACCTCGAGAAGACAGCCGCAGGCGGTAACCCTGACCGGTTCCGCAACCCGTCGCTCGGGCGCTTGCAGCACGCGCAGCGGCTTGCGCGCCAATCCGCTGCATGCGACCACCGCTGGCGCGGCGACCGGTGCGTGATGTGCCCAGCGACGCGCACCCCCGAGCCTGCGACCACCTAGGAGGACCACGTTGGCGTTCACCCTGCGCCCGCGCCCCCGTCAGGTGGCGCTGGAGACCGTCGAGCATGCGGTGATGGTCGCGATGCGGCCGGACCGGCTCACCGGTGTGCCGCAGGCGCAGCGCGCCGCAGTCAAGCAGGTCGCCGATGTGCTCGTCGCCGCCACCCGCCCGGAGATCCCCGCGCGGCTCGGTAAGCCGCTGCAGCCGATGCGCGCGGTCGATCTGGCGCGTAAGGCAGCGCAGGACCTCGCCCCGACGCGCCTGGTAGCGACGCCGGAAGTCATCGAGGTCGCGATGCGCCGGCAAGGCCTGGACTTCGTCGAGCCGTTCTCCCCCGGCCGGCCACTGACCCCGTTCATCGGCTACGACAAGCGTCCCCGGCAGTACAACTACATGCCGGGCCGCAACATCACGACCGACACCCGGCCGAACCGGCTGCCGTTCGACTCGATGAAGCAGATTTTCGAGGGCTACGACATCGCGATGATCTGCGCCCGGCACATCATCAACGACATCCGGTCGATGGGTCTGCTGTTCAAGCCGATGGACGGCTACCACGGCAATGTCGCCGCTGAGCTCAAGGAAGCGAAGCGGTTCCTGCGTAAGCCGGACGGCCGCCGCAACTTCAACACCTGGTTCGCGGCGTGGGCGATGGATGTGCTGCGTTACGACGCCGGGTGCTTGTGGAAGGAACGCAACCGCGGCGGCCAGCTGACGCATCTGAAGTACATCGACGGCACGACGATCATGCCGCTCATCGACTTCTACGGTGATGTTCCTGACGGCGACGCGCCCGCCTATCAGCAGATCATTCAGGGCATCCCGTGGGCTGACCTGAACGCGAAGGACGTCATCTACGAGCCGCAGTGGCCGGTGACGGAGTCGCCGTACGGTGTCGCGCCGATCGAAACGTGCCTGATCAACGCCAACACCGATGTGCGGCTGCAGATGTTCTTCCTCGAGTTCTTCACCGAGGGCGCGGTCCCGGAGATGCTGCTGTCGGCGCCGGAAGGCATGAGCGATCCCGATGCGCTCGCCGAGCTGCAGGAGACGTGGGACGCGTGGTTTCAGAACAACCAGAAGGGCCGCCACGGCGCGTGGTTCATCCCGGCTGGTGAGAAGCCGTTCGTCTACAAGCCGTACACGTTCGACCCGAAGCTCGCCGAGTACGTCGCGCGTCGCACGATCGCCGCATTCGGTCTCGTGCCGCAGGATCTCGGCATCCTCGACCAGGTCAACAAGTCGAGCTCGGAGAGTCAGGTCGACACGCAGTTCCGGCTGACGACGTTGCCGAACACCGAGTATTACGAGGCGATCCTCAACGAGGTGCTGCAGGACGACCTGCAGTTGCCGATCGCGGTCACGTTCGACACCGGCCGTGAGCGTGAGGACCGGCTGATGGAAGCGCGCGTGCACCAGGTGTACGTCGACATGGGTGCCGAGTCGCCGGATGAGGTTCGCTCCGATGTGCTCGGTAAGCCGGTCGATCCTCGGCTGCGGGTGCCGCGTTTCATCGACAACCAGAAGCTCGGCCCGATCACGCTGGAGTCGCTGGAGTCGCAGTCCGGTGACATCGACCCGGAGACACTCGCCCCGGTGCCGAGCAGTGTCGTGCAGCGGCCGCCGATGCCGCTCGGCCAGCCGCTGATGACGCCGGCCACCCAAGGCGCGCAGCAGGCGGCGCAGGCGCAGCAGGCTGGCCAGCAGGGCGCGGCACCGCAGGCGAACGGCGCGGGTACGCCGCCGGCCAAGCCGCAGCCCAAGGTGAAGGCGAAAGCCGACGCGAAGGCGAAGCAGGCGGCGAAGGCGACCGCGGTGGCCACCGAGCTCGCCGCGTTCCGCCGGTTCGCGAAGCGCCGCGTCGATGCCGGCCGGTGGCGCGACTTCACGTTCGAGCACCTCGACGTCGACCTGGCGGCGCAGCTGAACGGCGTGGGCCGCGACTCGTGCGCGAAAGCCGCTGGTGAGCCGCCGATCGCCGGGTTGGCGTTGCGGGCCCGCGACACCGGCCGTGTGCTGATGCTGCAACGCGCACACACCGACGACGACCCGGCCGCCGGCGCGCTGGAGTTTCCCGGCGGTCACCTCGAAGACGGCGAAACCTCTGCCGGCGGTGCGATCCGCGAGTGGGAAGAGGAGACCGGCCTCGACTTGCCCGACTCGGCGACGTCCGTCGGCTCGTGGGATTCCGGCAACGGCATCTACCGCGGGCACGTGTACGAGATCGGCTCGGAGTCGATGCTCGACCTGGCCAACCGTGACATGGGGGCGAACCCTGACGGTGACGGGTTCGAGGCGATCCTGTGGCTCGACCCGGCGGACTTGTCGATGAACCCGACGGTGCGCCGCGAGCTTGCAAATGACGCTCATCTGGTGACGTCGGCGCTTGGCCGCGCCGCGAAAGCCGGTGGTGTCGGCCCAAAAGCGCAGCAGCAGCAACGACGCCGCAGGGCAGCGACTGCTGCGAGTAGCACGACGTCCGGGGCGAGCGGCGCGGCGTCGGCGCTGCGGCCCGGCCCTTGGGGACACCTCGAGGCGTTGCTCGTCGCGCACTGGACGATCGCGATCGCCGGTGCTCTCGCGACCGTCATCACCGCGAGCACGATCGCGCGCCGGTGGCTGCTTGAGCACCAGGGCGTCACGAACATCCCGGCGAAGTCAGATGCGGCACGCGACCTGGCGCGGTCGTTCGGCCGGCTACTCACCTTCGACGACAAGGCGTTTCGGGACACGCTGCACGAGCTGTACGTCGACGCGTACCTCGCCGGCGGCAAAGACGCGCTCGAGCAGACCCCGGACGCGCACGGACCGTTCGTCGACGAGATCAACCGCATCGACTGGGGCGCGTGGCAGCCGGGGCATCCTGACGCGTCGCGGCTCGTCGCCGATGGTGGTTTCCAGCGGCTGCTCGACTCTGTCGGCGTCCGTATCAAGGGCATCGACGACACGACCAGGAACCTCATCGCGAAGGCCGTTGAGGATGGCCTCGCGCAAGGATGGTCGGTGCAGCAGATCGCCGACGCGATCGACGCCGCGTTGCAGGACCCGAAGCGCGCGCACCTGATCGCCGTGACCGAAGTGAACCGGGCCATGTCGGCGGCGAGCGCGGCGATGTACCGCGATAACGGCGTGCCGATGTGGGACCTGCTCACCGCGGCGGATCCGTGCCCGATCTGCGCGGACATCGCGGCCCACAACCCGCACCGCTGGGGTGACGGGACACCGCTCGCGCCGGAGCATCCGCAGTGCCGGTGCGCGATCGCCCCGCACTACGAGGAGGGCCCGTGATCGTCGGCGTGGACCTCGACGGCACCATCGACGCCGACCCGGCGACGATGCAGTCGCTGATGACCGCGCTACGCGCTGCCGGCCACGTCGTGATCGTGATGACCGGGTGCAGCACCGACCAGCCGACGCAGCAGGATGTTGCCGACAAGATCGGCTACCTGAACAGTCTCGGGCTCGGTCACTGCTGGGACGAGATCGTCGTGTTCCCCGCGCCGCCGCACAAGGCGAAAGCGAAGTTCTGCCGCAAACGCAACGTGTCGCTGCTCATCGACAACAACGCCAAGAACGCCAAGTTCGCGAGCGAGTTCTGCACCGTGCTCGTGCCATGGAACAGTCTCGTCGGCGAGAAGGAGAAGTGATGTGCCTCTCCTGCGGGTGTGACCGCCCGGACGACGCGCACGGCGACTCCCGGCATATCACGCTGACCGACCTGCGGTGCGCCGCTGAGGCGGCCGGGATTTCGACGCAGCAAGCCGCCGCGAACATCGTCGCGACGCTGCGCGACGCCGGCGCGGTCAAAGCCAGCGGCGACGACGTGGCGTGTTTCGTCGTGAAGTCCGACAGTGACCGGCGGTTCACCCTCGGGCTCGCGTACGGCGCGAACCTGCCCGACGTCGGCAAGGCCGCCGACGGTTTCCAAGACTTCGCTAACCAGGATGTGCTCGAGGACGCCGCGTGGTCGTACATGCAGAAGTCCCGCGAGATCGGGCTGAACCATGTTGACGGCACGGCCGGCCACGGCACCGTCGTCGAGAGCTATATCTACCGCGGCCCCGACTGGCATCTGAAGGCCGCTGACGGTTCCGACGTCGTCATCAAGGCTGGCGACTGGCTCCTCGGCGTGCAGTGGGACGCGCCGACGTGGGCTGACGTCAAAGCTGGCAAGTACAACGGGTTCTCTCCGCAAGGCCGAGCGAGGCGACGTACCCCCAGCGCTGAGACGCTGGCCAACCTCAGGAGCAGGTAGTCATGGGAATCACCGAGTTCGAGTTCCTCGAGCCTGAGCGTGTCGACGCCGTCGGTAGCCCGGCGAACGGCACTGCGTGGCTGATGCTGAAAAACCTCGACAGCTGCCTGTCCGCCGACGGCCTCGTCAAGTACGTGTCGGCCGCCGCGCGCCGCAAGTACGCCGATTCCGGTGTCGCGATGCCCAACGGTGACTTTCCGATCCCGGACGAGGGGCACCTGAAGTCCGCGATCGGCCGGCTCGCCGAGTACACCGGCGACAAGGCCGAAGCGAAGCGGCACATCATCGCCCGCGCTCGTGCGCTTCACCTGACCCATCTACTGCCGGAGGAGTGGCACGTGAGCAAAGAAGTCGACCACGCGCAGGGCGAGCACCAGACCGAGGAGCTGTGCGCGCCGGAGGGTGCGCCGGTCAGCGAAGTCGCCGACGACGGCGGGCAGCGGCCGGCGGTCGCCGCGCAAGACGACACACCGCCGGAGGACGGCGGGCCGGGCGACACGGCGCCGGACAAGGACGTGCCTCGCGGTGAGGCCGACTCGCAGACCGACGGCGCGCAGAAAGCAGACGACGTCGACCTGACCGGTGATCACGCGGACGCGTCCGACGACGACGGTGGCCGCGGTGAGGCCACGTCGCAGACCGATGAGGTCGAGAAGAAGAAGGGCAAGCCGATGTCGGCGGCCAACGGCTCGGCGGAAACGCCTGGCAGCCGTGCTTGGGAAGCGCACGACATCGCACTCGCGCAGCAGGCGGTCGAGGCCGCTCAGCGCACATTGGAGCTTGCGCGTCAGTTCGAGGCGCGCGAGAAGGCGGAAGCGTCCAAGGGCGACGCTCCAACATCGAAGGAGATCATCGACATGGATCGCGACGAGCTCATCAAGCT